TATATATGGCTATGAGAATAAGAACCACCCGATGCATTAGCAGTAAATGACATACTTGTACTACCATCATTCCCAGTACCTTCACCGACTAGCGTTCTACCTTGCCCGAATCTTTCCCATGTACCACCAAGGAATGTGCCAGGATTGATATTGTTATACGTGATATAAACTGAACCTACTGGATACATTGCACTTTTGATTGAGTTTACCAATTTATTCCAATCACGATACATAACAGTACTGCCATTAGCAACTAATAACTTAACGGAAGATGTGTTTTCTTTGACCGAATTAATTGCTAGATCACCATTGATTGTTAAAATATTCGCACTGTTACCATCTTGGCCGAAGAAAGTAAGCGATTTTCCATCTTTACCGAAATTAATCAGCGTATAAGTTGGTGTGACTGTAACGATTTGCCATGAGTAATCGCTCATGAATTTATCTTTAACACCGAATGCAATTTCATACGTTGTAGTTGTCGAGGTAAATAAATTACCTGCTTTGTAATCTTGATTTAATGTGTAGTTGTTAGCCCACGAATTGATTTTCGTCCATGTGGTAGCACCACTAGCTCGATATTGAATGTAGAATGATGTAGCATTTTTGCTCGACAAACTAGTAAATCCAACTTTGAAATGTAATAACGCATACGTTCCACTTGATTCATCTACTGCATAGCCTGAGTTAGCACGCTTTGCACTTACGTTTGTAAGACTTGGTGGACTGTATGCAACTACAGTTATTGAACCACTCTTAGTAGCAGTTCGGCCACGTGAATCTGTAACTGTGATTGTGTAAGTTAACGTACCACTGTTTTGAATCGCTTGAGTTGTGAACGTGCTACCGCTATATGTTTGGCCATTGAATTTAGTCGATACTGATGTGGTCGTTGAGCCTTGATTACCACTTGTAGCAATCGTGAATTTTAACTTTGATTGACTCTGAACATATTGACCTATTCCTGCGCAAATTGAATTTGTATCAGATATTGAGACAGTTCCGATACTAGGAACGACACCACTTCTTACTTTGATTGTCGCATTTACTGTTTTAGAACCAACTGATGTTGAACCACTGATTGTTTCTAATGTAAATGTAGCAATACCACTTGTTGAATCAGGAATATTCTTTTCCCAATCTGTCGGAATGGTATAAGAAAAGCTAGGGGTTGTTGTACCACTAGCTATTGTTCCTATTTGTGTTTTTGTTCCATTCCAAGTTACATAAACTTTATGCGAAAAGTTGCTTGATGCACTTGTACCACTAATCTTAATTGCACTACCACAATCTAAACTCGGTTTATCAATAGAAGGAGTAGTTGCACGTGGTATTGTCGTTAACTTTAAACTACCACTGCATGAGCCTGTTGTTGGTAAATATGTACCTCTGTCTGCATTATTGAATGATGCACTGACTGATATGGATTTAGAACCATCTGCATTGTGTGATACAGTAGTTGTTCCACTTGCTACCCATACAGTAGCACCACTGTTGACTGTAGGTGTATGTACTGCATTGTGTACTACAGTGCCATTGATATTAACTACATACGTTTCTGATAAACCATAGTGATTATGATATGCAGTATTTGAACGGATACCAACCCACCACTCAACTTGAGATGTGTTATTTTCAATTGAATAAGATTTCTCTGAAACATCCAACAATAACGAATACTTGTCTGTTTGCCCTGTGCTTATTCCTATGCTTCCGCTGAATTGTGCCATTCAATCACCTACCTTATCTTTTTAAAATCAAGAGATCCATTCGCCCTTGGAACAAATCCAAAGTTACCGATTTTTAAAGACTGCGTAAATTGACCATCTGTAATGTACATTGTCTGGTCGTTTATATAAGTAACTTTCGCACCATTCTTTTGAATCGACCATTCTTGATTTGTAATCTTAGTTTTAAATGCACTATCTGATTTGCCTAGAGTTAATCCATCGTTATCAAAGCTCATGTAATTGTTTACGTTGTCTGTAGTTTTCTTCAAACCATCAACGCGACCATTTACACTGTCAATTTGACCATTCATCTCATTCTTTGCATCATTAACTGATTGATTAATTGACCATGTGAAGTCCTTTTTCGTTTGAGTAAACTGACTTGATACAGTATTTTGATAATGTTCAAACGCCGAATTTGATACATAAGTTTCAGAAACCTTAGATGTAATTTCATTTGCCTTAGTCTCAATTGCAGACTGTCGCGTAGTACGTTCTTCATTTATTGCATTGTCTACATCTTCAGGTGCAGGAGTCCAGTCTGTAGCTTTGTTACCGAGTTCAAGTTTGACATTTTTAAATCTTGCTGTAAAACTAGCTTCAACATTTGCATTAGAATTGTAAAACTGAATAGAAGCAGCGGTGCCAACGTTTGCAGATGCTTGCACTGGAACTATTATTTTTTGTTCTACATGATACCATTCATTTAATTTACACCCATTAGCGCCAACTTGAGGTAATGTATGAGCTGTTACTTGTGTCCATAATCCAGTTCCAGTTTGACCTGATGGGGCATTTGTATACCTTTGTCCAAACCAAAACTCAGCCCTATTTGTGCCTGATGGAAAATTCCATTCAGTGTACATTATGTCATATGACCAAATATAAACAGCACCAACTTTATATTCCCTACACCCTAAAACAAATCCGTTGTCAATATTTACACTAGCATAGATTTTTTTACTTTTTAAGGTTAATTCAGCATAACCATCTTTTATATGTGTAAAGTTTTTAAATATACCATTTTTAGAATCGCCTTTACCATATTTAATCAAATTCCTTCCACCAACTTGAATCCCATCAATTTTAGTATTCAATTCATTTTTAGCAGAATTAACTTTATTTGTGGCATCATTAGAAGAAGAATTGATCGCTTCTTGTTTTTTTGTGTCTGCATAAGATTTTGAAGAATTGATTGCTTCTTGCTTTGCAGTATTAACTTTTGATGTAACACTAGTTTTGGTTTCATAAACCTCACTTACCGATTGTGTAATTTTATCTGCGCTAATTTTAATCTGAGCATCAGTTTGTTCTTTACTATAATAGTTATTAGTAATGTTATTTTGAATTCCATCAATCTTATTACTAGTCTCAGTAATCTTAGTAGCTTGAGCCGTGATTGCTTCATTAGTTTGCTTAATATTTGTTTCAGCTTTAGTTACACGATTAGTTAATGCAGCTAAATCTTTCTGAGCTTTATCTGCATTAGCTTTAGCAGCATCTGCAGTCGATTGTGCAGTCTTAGCATTATTTATTGCAGTTTGAGCATTGTTTTGAGCAGTAGTTGCATCTTTCTGAGCTTGTGTGACATCTGATTCTGCCTTTGATAGCCTAGTCTTTGCATCACTTATCTCTTTTTCACTCGAATCAACTCGACCTGTAACTGATTCTAGATTTAGTTTTGCATCCGCTAACTCTTTGTTAGCACTATCTAAATTTAATTGAGCACTGTCTGCTTTTTTCTTCGCTTGGTCTGCTAAAGTTTGAGCACTTTGAGCATTGTCTAAAGCTTTATCCGCTTGAGTTTGAGCATCTGTTGCTTTCTTTGTTGCATCAGTAATATCTTTCTGAACTTGAGTTGTATCAGACTGCAGCTTTTCAATCGAACTTGCTTGAGTAGTGATTGAATCGGCATTTTGTTTAATCTTTGTATTCAAAGAGCCTTCAATTTGGGTCAATGCACTCTTAGAAGCATAAGTTTCTGATACAGTAGTCGACAATTCACCAACTTTCTTTTCGATTTCTGTTGAAACATCTGCATGAATTGTTTTTGATTCAGTAGTTAAATCAACCTTTGTAGCATATGTTTCTTTGACTGAATTGATTTCTTTAGCATTTGCATTTGCCTTATTTACTGCATCTTGAATTTGATTCTTTGAATCAGCAATATCACCTTTAATTGCGTCAATTTGTTGTTGAGCTTTGCCGGTGCTTGTATTCGCCTCTTGTGCTAACTTTTTTGCTTCACTAGATTGAGTATTTGCAGTGTTAGCTAATTGATTGGCTTTACTTGCATCCGTTTGAGCTTGTGTAGCTTTATCAACTGCTTCTTTAGATTGATTGTTAGCTTCCGATACTTGTGTATGGATTATACCAATCTTTGCATCAATCTCATTCCAGGTATTATCAAATATAGCTTTCGTGTACTTGATTTCACTTGGATTGGCATACGTGCATTTCCATCTTTTCCAAAGAAACTTATCACTTTGATAGACTACATTTCCAACGAACCACTCACCACCAATTAATTCGGTTTGTGATGTTGAATAATAGAACTGTTCCTCGGCACTCACAAATGACTGACCATCGTCACCTTTAATTACAGACCATCTGTATTTTGTTGGATCATCAGAACCATACTGTTTTGAATCCGAATACTGACCAATAAATTTACGATTTGAGTCTGTTAAACTGAAATCAACACGACCATCTGAGCTATTGGCGTAGGCGATATGCACATATGCACTCGTTCCATTCTGACCATCTTGTAGTCGCATTACAGTGACTTCTGCAGTTGCCTTAAGTATTTCTCCGTTCATGGCTTTAAAGCGATATACGGCCTTTTCTGCGAAATCTGAAGCGTTGACTGTGATTGTTTGGCTAGTTGATAATTGCACATCGTCTTTGTACCAAACAATTGAATACTTAGATGTGATATCAACACCATCATCTTTAACTAATGCAGTAAGCTTTGTACTATCTGAATCAGTCTTAAATAGAACTCCATTCGTTGATACGATTGAGCCTTCATAAACTTTTTTTAACTCAATCATCTTGTTCATTTCACTGATCAAAGCCGAACTAATCTGTGATTGCTTTTCTTCAAAGTTATCAAAAATAGTTTTACATTTCTCTGAATCCGTAAAGCAAATTTCTTGCTCTGTGATTCTAGCTTCTAAATACAATGTAGGATTATACTCTGCATCTTCGATTGTAAATGTATCTCCGATGTCTGCATCAATATATGCGTCAACATCATAAGTAACTTTAGGGACACAGTTCTTTTTCAACTGTGCTAGTGCTTGACCATATAATGTCTCAACATTTTCAGTTTCATAAGACCATATTTGCACTGCATACATATCATTTGAATGATTTGTGATCAGCGTTGAAGGGAATCTGTCTCTAGCTTGAGGTGCTAGTATATTGTTTCCGTTAACTTTATAAAGAACATTACCATTTGAATCCTTAACAGTTCGGCCACTGATTGAGTTCAGTTGCAATCCATTTGTTCCTGTAGGTCTGATTGCCGTATACAATTCAGTAATATCACTTGTTTTCGTGATTCCATACACATCATTTGGATATCTTAATATCGTGCTGCGTTTATCATTTCCTATTCCTTGAACTGAATCTGAATGAGCACGATAAATATTCAATACAACATTCTTCAATGAATAATCATCATTTAATTCGGTAACAAACTCTAATTCTGCATCAAATACATTTGCGATTGAATACAATCGAGCAAGTACAGTATCAGTACCTGTCCATTCATGAGTGATCTTCTTATTTGATACTTCATTTTTACCGATAATAAACGATCTTTCAAATCCATATGCACTAACATATTCTGCAAACGACATTGCTCTAGGAGCTTTATATGCATCCACATATTCATTCGTTAACTCTAAGCAAAGGCCATAGGCGGTAACAGTTGTTGTGCCACCACCTTTTTCAACACTCATGATCGTTAAATGGTAGTCTTTACCTTTGCGTTTAAAACTCAATTTATTTCCTTCAACTAAAAAGACTGCATCGTCATGTGCAGTCATTGTAGTAAATTCAAATGTATATGATGAGCCTTTCAAGTATGTATGCAAAATCTCATCAAAGTAATGCATTGCATTAGGCACAGTGTTATCTAAAAAAGCCAATATCTTATTATAAGGATTTAATATCGCTATTCTGATTTGTTCCATTATAACCATGCCTCCCTTATTTTAGCTTTAACAATTGGTTGAGATTTCGTCCATTCAGAACACGTAACTTTAACTTCTGATGTTCCAACTGGTGCTTTAAAGTACTGAGTACCTAACACTTCGTCCTCTGGTCTAGCCATTCCATTCACATAAATATGAGATGACTTACCATCAATCGTGATATTTGTTCCACTTGGGTATCTATTAGGAATATCACTCCATTTTGATACGTTATGTTTAGTAAAGTTAATTACATCAAACCCCATTCTCGACATCAGTTTATTACCACTTCTATCTCCCCATTGTTTAAATGCAATTTGAATTTTAGTACACTCCATATTTTCAATTTCAGGGATGTAATAATTGTAGTATCCGCCATAATAAAAGAAGCGAATATTCGCTCCTTCTTTATAAATATCACAATGTCCCCAATTCCAATACCAAGGATTTTGAGACTGTAAATGTGAAGTTGTGTAGCCCCATTGTCTCAACATCTTGCCGTTGGCCCATATTTCATAATGCCCAGTATTTCCAATTGCATCAGTCTTATACCAACTACATCCACAAATCAATTTATTATCTGCAGTTAAGAAGTTGATACACATTTCACCAGTTTGGCCCATCATGCCTGCCCAAAACATTAAATGAAAATACGAATAGAAGTTCTTAGCACCTTTAATTCCGTTTGAATCTGCAGGTATTTCTAAAGTTCTCAAACCACCATTAGCTCTACCTTTTTTCGTACCGACTGTACCAAAGCCAATAAATTTTTTGTTAAACCAATTATAAGTAGCACAAGTACCATTAGCACCATATTGTGGATGCATTACATCTGTACCACTTGTATCATCTTTGCAATTAATAAAATCATCAATTGTAGCTAACGCTTCACTTCTTTGATAAGTTTCTCCATCTAGTTCTTCAACTTTGCCGTATTGCATGATTCCTTCTTCAGACACCAAGCCAATATATCCTGTTTCAGATGTTGTTTGAACATCATAATCAATACTAACTGGTACAGTTCCTTCATTTACAATATTCAAAACTCCATCAGTAGCAGTAAATTCTTTTTCTGTAGTTGAATATTTCCTAGGGTCTGAGCAATAGATTTCGATTTCACCAATCACGTTATTACTTCCGCCATCAACTTGTGTGTTAGATGTCTTAGTTCCAATGAAATACTTGTCGCTTTCATCATTAAAAATGACCTTTACTTGCTCACCGCTCAACAATTTATTCATCTTGTTGTAAGCTTCTCGATATTCTCTGCTTCCTTTAGCTCTCAATTGATATTTAACTGTAATCGTTCTTGCAGGTGTAGTTTTATATCTGTAATAAGAGCCATCCATTCCATCAATTTCTTGATCTGTAACTTCTGATTCCATTAACTCACGACCTGTTACAGAAAGTGTTCGATAACCATCAATTTCATTTTCTAAATATACGCCATTATATGACATGGCTTCTGTCGGTAGGTTAGTACCGACAATGCCACTATTTACTGTATCTACAAATGCATACATTATTTATTACCTCGCAATCTTTCATTGAATTTAGAATGTTTATCAAACTCACTCTGATTTGCTCTATATGTTGCACGTGCGAATTCTCTATCATTGATATAAAGTGGTGTTTCAATGGTTAATTCAGCATTGTTTGTGTAGTCGTATTCTGTGTTCAAGTCGCTCACAATACCTCCAAAAGCCATTTTAGGAGCGCTCATTAGTGGAAGGTATAACAACTTCTCTACAGCCTTTTTAACCTGAGGAACCATTCCTAAAATACCATTGCGATATCCTTTACCCCACCACATACCATCTTTATCTGCAACTTTAGATGGTGAGCCAATCTTAGCTTTTGCACGAATTGCCGCATCTGTTGCAGCTGCTAAACTAGCGGCCGCAGATCTAACTTGACCTTCGCTCGCTCTTAATCCGTTTGCTAAACCTTGACCAATCATCTGTCCACAATAATAAGATTTAGACTGGCACGCATTGAATGCACTAATGATGTTATTGCATGAAGATCGTGCTACTGAAACACTCTTTGACATACTACCTTTAAGTCCTGATGTAAACTTAGTACCCATTGCAGTTCCTGAAGCAGTAGCTTTTGCTTCTGCATTTGTCATTGCGGTAACAATTGCGTTAATAGATGTTACTGATGCACTAGATGCACTTGTAAATACACTACTAATTGTTGAAGCCACTGTAACTAACACCGCAATACTTGCTGCAGTAGCCATTACAGAACTTGCAACTGGTGCAATAGCTCCTGCGAATGCAGTCATAGCTCCACTCGCAACTGTTAATGGTTCTGAAATTCCGCTTAATGAGCTTAAAGCATCTGATAATGATGGAATTGTTGCCGATAATGATTCAATACCTGCTTGAGTTGATACGATCATTGTTAATGCGGTTGCTAATGCCATCATTTGAGCGCCAGTATCGCCCATTCCACTTGATGCAGTTGCAATAGCTCCAATTCCTACTGCTACCGCTCCTAGACTTGCACCCATATCAATTAAGTTAAGGCTTGTGATAATCTTGATTCCATTTGCTAGTTGCTTGAAACCTTTACCTGCATTTAATGCAGACTGTCCTATAGATTTAATCACTCCTGATACTGAGTTTAAGATTCCACTTACTGTTTCGCCAAATGATGTAATTACACCTGAAATTCCTTCAAAAACATCTTTAATAACTGGGCCAAAAGCAGAGACAACATCTGCAACACCTTCGAGAACCATTTGCAAGCCTTCACCTTGTGAACCGACCAATGCCATAGCAGCACCAGTGGCAAGAATAGCCGCTGCCAACGCTAACCATGTAGTTGGCGGTACCATTGCAATCGCAGTTCCTAAACCTGTAAATGCAGTTGCTAAACCCTGGCCGATTCCTTGCGCTACTGTACTGATTGCAGTACCAAATGATTCAATAACAGTACCGACTCCTTCTAACGCGGATTTGATTCCATTTCCAAGTCCTTCGAATACATTACTGATTGCATCTCCTAGACTGGTAATGATTCCTTTCGCTCCTTCACACACAGAAGAAATAACATTAGAAATTCCTTCAAACGCAGAATTAATAATCTGAGCCGCTTTAGATGTTTTTTGTGCAGTTTGTATACTTGCATTTCCAATATCAGGTACACCACTTGAAGATGGGCTAGATGTTGGAGCACCTTCTGTACCTCCAACGCCTTTGATTTTATCCATGATTGATTTTAGCTTTGAATAGCCACTCTGTGCAGAGCCAACAACTCCCTTGATTGTGCTAGTTAATTTGCTACCAACTTTTACTCCAACAAATGCTCCGGCTAACAATTTAACTGCACTCGCAAATTTCTTAACATCTTCTGTTTTAAGATTTGCGATAAAGTCTGCAATTTTACCAGTTACATCTTCTACTTTTGCTATGATATTTCCAATATCCTGTCCTAACTGTTCAAAGACTTTACTGTCCTGTAACTTATCCATTACATTTCCGATAGCATCTTTGATTTTATCGAACATCGTGATTGCGTTTTGTACTGCATCTGTTTTCATGAATCCATCATAGAATTGTTGGATCATAGCTTTAGCATTGTTTGCTCTGTCTGCCAACCAATCTATAACCTTTGACACATTTTCCATGACTTCTGGTTTAAAGTCCCACGTCAAACCATCATCCTTAGTTTCCATGATTGAATTTCTAAAATCATAGATTTTTGATTTAATCTTTTCCAGATTATCAACTAATCCACCCATAGCTTTCGACTTCAACATATTGTTCATAGCCGACATAAAGCCTTGTTCAAGGTTCTGCACTGCGCTTTTGATGTTGGTCATGGATGTTTTGATACCTTTAGAAGCTTCTAATGCAGTGTCTGCAAATCCACCTGTTTCAGTATCACATTCAATCATTGCATCGTTTAACTGGTCAAATGAAATAGTTCCGTTCTGCAATGCTTCATACAATTCATTTGTATTTCCACTCGCAATACCCAGTTTTTTTGCAACCTTTGTCAATGCAGGTGCCATTGTTTCCTGTAATGTTCTCCATGATTGCATATCTACTGTACCTTTAGCAAGCATCTGTGAATACTGTTGTAATCCACGTGATGCATCTTCAGAACTAGATCCACTTGCTAAAAACGCATGGTTCAATGCGATTGTAGTATCCGTTGCCTTGTCAATATTACCTGTAACGGCCGCCAATGATTTAGATGTTGTAACGACATCCGCCAAGCTCGTTGGTAAGCCTTGAACTGATTGATTTAACTTTGCAACACTCTTTTGAGATTGCTCAACTTCGAACCCCAAAGACTTCATTACTTTTGGATAGGATTGCATGGTATCAAATCTGCTTATAGCACCATCAAAAGACGAGCTTAGAACGTTCATTGTTGCGCCAATAACCTTTGTTACACCAACGCCAGCCACAATAGATTTAACTCTATCGCCAAATGATTCACACGCTCCTAAAGCTTTTTTCATTGTTGAGGTCATGTTTTTATCGGTTGCCGACAATATAGCCTCAACGCTAAAGCTTTCTGCCATTGTTATCCCTCCTTCTTTTGCTCTTTTATGAACTGCGCTAAACCATCAAACTTGCTTTTTTTCTTAATGCCCATAACTCTGTCTAATGATTTTTGGTAGTTGTAAAATTTGTTGAAAGTTGTATACACTGGTTTCACCTTTTTGCCTGTTCTCTTTTTAGCTTGTGCAGACATATTCAGATACGCTTGTAAATGAATCCTGTATTCTTCATCCACCATTTCAAGTTCTTTAGACTTCATTAAAAGCCGATATTCGTAAGGGGTAATATTATTTACCTGTTCCAAACTTTTGAAGTCCAGGTATCTAAAACAAGTCATAGCGACACGTTCATAAAATTCATTGAATGTTTCTTCTACTTCTTCTCTGCTTCCTGCGTGATCATCAGTGGCTTCACTTCTTTCTTGCACACATTCGCTTGAGATAAAAAATTGATTACATCCTCAAAAACTTTGTCGATATCATCAACGTCTTCTAGATAATTTTCGACATCCGCTTTCTTTAATCTTGGTGTTTGTCCTACATTCATGTAGAAAATACAATCTGCTAATGCATCAATATCACCATCAATGATGCTTGCAACCATAAATTTCAAGCCTACTTCTTTTTTCTTGCCTGTATTAGGTACATCTACAGTTACTTTTTTGTTTACCTCGTGCAAGAACCCAAATCCTGCTACTAGTTTATAAATTTCTCCATTCACTTCAATTTCCATGTATTTACTCATTCAAAGTCCTCACTTTCTAAATACAAATATAAAGGGGCAATTTCTGCCCCTTGTGTTCTATACGCTTTCTGCTTCTTTAGTTACATCTTTATAAACGTAAGATGCGATTTCCTGTTGTTCTTTAGTTACTGATGCATATCCATCTGCACCATTTCCATTTGCTCCAAACGTCAAATCAACTTCCACAGAGCCTTCTGCTTCAGATGAAATCGAGCATTCTGTTAAATATCCTTGGTAGTATTTGGCTTTAAACTTACCGACATTTGTTTCAGTTCCTTCTTCCGCTAGGTTTACTTCCCAACATTCGACTAATTCATCTGCCAACATAGCCTTTTCTAATTTATCAATGATTGCATCACCTTTTGGCATAATAGATGTCGATGTGATTTCAATTTCTGCCACTGATGGTGTACGAATAGTTCCATCTTTTGTAGCAGTTGTATCTGCATCTTTTGTAACGTTTCGTTCGTTTTCTGTTGGGAAAGCAATTGCACTAGCATTTTCTTTCTTTGAATCTTTTGCAACTCTGAAAAGATAAATAAGCTGCTTACCATTTACCGCTTCAATTACTTTATCTGCGAACATTTGTAAATCAAATTTCATTATTTTCTTCCTCCTGTAATCTTGAAATCCAACTCTAGAACACCATGCATCAATGGTGCTCCTGTACTAGAATCCGATAATATCCGTTGGTTGATATTTTGGATCATAAAAGCAAAGTTGTTTGTGTGATTAATCTGTCTAGCTACTTTCTTAATGATTTGCATGATTTCAGATAACTCTCCACGCTTCCTAGGGTTGTTGTGCCATACATCCACAACTTGTGTGATAGTACCTAGAATCATTGTTTTATTTCCATAATCATCAACAAGTTGGTTGCTACCGATATAAACATACGGATATGGTGTCCCTTCACATGGAAGGAACGTATCATATACGCTAATTTCTTTACTCTTTAATTCTTTTTTTAATTGCACTAGTAATGTACTAAATAATTCCTGCTGAGAATCCATATCATCACCTACTTAACTAGCTTTTTCATATCTGACTTGAACATTGGCACTTGTTGTTTGAACGAAGGCCTAACAAATGGTTGTGCATCAATGAAACGTGTTCCAAATTCAACATAAGGTGCATAATGTGTTGTTGGCCCTTCTGCATATGTGAATCCACCATCACGCGTTTCACCTCTGATACTTCTTTTGGTTGCTCCTATTGAATACCTTTTTGTAAATACTGCATTGCTAACAGTTTTACTTTGCAATTCAATACCATTTTGTTTGACTACTGTTTTCACATCGTCAAGTGTGCAGTTCTTCTTCAACTTCTTTTGTAGCTTGTCTAAACCTTTTATCTCAACCTTCGCCATCTAATGCACCTCCGATAAAACAAAAGACTCCTTTGTTCGGAGTCTTCTTGAATAATCAACTTTGTATTTCTTTGTACCAATTCGAATATGATCAAAAGGTTTTTGATAGATGGTCTGTATATGGCAAGTAAGGCTTCCTTGTCTGATTTGCCCGTATACCTGCATCATAGTGTCAGTTCTTGTATCCATTATGGAAGCCATTACCATTTCTTCTACAAGCGAATCATCTTCATAATTGCCTGTTTGCTCATTGTAAGATCCTTGTACCATTCTTTGAAAGTAAATAGGTTTATCGTACCTCATAAAAACCGAACCCTTCCTTTATTCTGACTGGCTTGTTCATCTCTCCAAGATTTAATCTCAGAAGAGAAAGAAGAGAAGTCATCATCATTAAATGACATTGACTCCCCTTCAACTGAATGCGTTTGAACACCTTCAGAACCAATCCTATTAAAGCGTTTGATAGACACTTCTGTAATGATATATTCGAGCTCATCCGGTATGATTTTGACACTTAGAAGCGCTTTAAGTCGACTTTCCGTAAGTCTTACAATGGTATCTAGCTTTTCATCATCAGTTTGCAAACCAAGAAGCAGTTTTACATCATTTAATACGGTTGTTGTCGACATCTTTAATCACCTATGCCTTTAAATCAACAACTACATCGCCTTTTGATACTGCTTTGTAGTTTTTGTCACATTCAACTACTGTACAATGATTAGTTTCTGCTGCTTTGATATCTGCTCCTTCTTCGAAGTTCTTCCAAGATTTTACATCTGCACCATATGCCACTGTTTCTTCAGAAGCTCCTACCTTATATTTGAATTTGTTATTCATAGATTGTAACTGTTCTGCAACTGCTACTTTTGTAGTTCCAGTTTCCTCGCCTTTAGAAGCAGTCAATGTTAAATCACGTAAAGTTTGAGTATCAGCATCACCTACTGCAAAGTGTGCAATTGCATCTTGATATTCGCACATTAAACGTAATCCCATGATTGCGAACATATCAGAAATAGCACGATCATAGTTTCCTTCTACATGGAATCCTAAGAAGCCAGTAGTGCTGTCAGTAGTATATGAAAGTCCTGCTTTTACAAATTCAGAATCACTTGGATCTACATAATATGCAATGATGTTGTTCATTGGAGTTGCTACTACTGTTTTTTCTGCAACTCGGTCTGTTAAGAATACAATATCTGCTCCTAAAAAGTTTTTAATGTAAGTCAAACCAAATGCAGTCTGCATAGATACATTAGCTTCTCCTAAATAGCGATATGCATCCAAAGTATTTACGAATACAACAGTACCAGTGGTATTTCGTTTCATCTGTTGGAATTTGTGTTTAACATTACCAATTGCCATTGCGATAGCCATTTGCCAAGTAGCTTCATGTCCTACTAAGCTGCCTGTATTCAACTGTTTATATAAGCGATCAGTGATGTCATCTTGCAAATCAATACGGAACTGTTCGTCAGTATCAGATACTGCAGTTTCATATCCTTTCTCTGCAATTGCTTCAATAGATACGGCTTTACGGAATTTTTCGATTCGAATTGTATCGAACACTTCTTCTTCAACTTTGTATTCGCTTAATGGAATTGATTCACCTTCTGCTACCTTTCCATCCTGTAATGTTCCTGTTACTTTCTTTGTTTTTAAAACAGAACCATTTGCTTTACGAATTGGACGAATGATTCCTAATACATCCAATAAAGCTTGGATATTTTTTCCAAAACTAGTAACAAAATCAATTTCATGTGCTCTAACCTGGATGTTATCTGCTCCTGTTAATTCTGTAGGTGCTGCAAACATTTGCAAGTTCATACCTTTATAAATTTTTTTCATATGTTAGTTCTCCTTTTTCTATTACTGGAATAAATCCATATTTTCCGCAATCATGCGTTGTCTTTCCATTGGATCAGTGATATTCAAGATTGATTCACGAGTTACCCCTTTGTTTGAACCACCACGTTTAGGACCGTTGCCTTTTAGTTTTTCTTTAACTGCTTTTTCTACTTCTTGTTCAAACATCTTAACGAATGCATCAACCGCTTTCTTTGTTTTATCTGCATCTTGATTAACTAGAACAGATAAAAGGTCATCACCAACGTTAATATTGTGCTCTGTGCACATTTTGCGTGCTTCATTTGTCATTTCTGCAATCGCATTTTTTGCTTTCAATTCATCCAACTCTTTTTTAACTTTGTCACGTTCTGCTTCTGCTCGTTCTTGTGCGTTCATGTCGGCTAAGCGCTTAGCTTCTGCTTTTTCTTTTTCTTGATCAGCTTTCCAACGTGCAAACCTTTTATCAAGAATCGCATCCAAATCTTTATCTGAATATTTCTTTTCAGATGATTTGTCTTTTTCTTGGTTGTCTTGCCCTTCAGTTGATTGAGTCTGAGTTGATTGAGTGTTTTCTGATCCTGTACTCTCATTCTCACCTGAAGTTTCATCTGCAAAAAGTTGTAAGCAAAAAGGTAGTCTGTCATTGAATTTTTTCATATATATATTTCCTCCTATTTTTCTGACTTTGCTTGTCATTTCCCATATCTTTTTAAGGCTTAAATGCTTGGCCTATAACCCATACAGTTTAACGACGTGAATGCTTGGTCTTGTTTGGAACTGTGGATATGTAGACTTTATAAGTCTTGGCTTTTCCACAAAAAATGCACCGTTGATTACGTACTTCAACGATGCACTCTAGCCATTGATCATAATATTGTCTTTCGACACGCTCCAAATATTTGTGATTACACATCTCTCAGTTCCACACATTCAGGATATGCTTCTTCTGTACCTTTGCATCCAATTCTGAAGAAATTAATTGCTAGTTCTCCAGCAAGGTCCAAGCCTGAGATATACAACGTCTTGCTATCTTTATCAGGCTCGTAATATCTGCAAAGTGCATCGGATGTTTCGTCGATTGAATTGGTCAATGTCAAAAATAGTACTGAGATAGCGCTGCAGACGATATCTTTTCCTATCGGAGCGTAACGAGCATGACCATGTACTTCAATCAGGCAATCACTTTCTGTCTGTTTAATCTTAATTTTTATCACATAGTATCACCTGTTTCATTTGTCTTTTTTAACTTAATAGTTCTTTCAGATAGAAAGCTAGATGTAACTTGCACTTTTGGAAGCCAGTTGTTATCTGGATTTAAATTCATTTCTATCTTTAAATCTGTTAGCAAATCATATTGCTCCACAATATCATCTGCATGGTCAATAATACTTTGTGCTGCTTCTTTTATATGCTTCTTAATTTGTTCTGATCTATCTTCACCACGTGTGAAATAATAATCCATAATATCACTCCCTTGCATAATAAAAGGCCACTCGTTTTGAGTGACCATAATTACATCATATTTTTTAATACTCATCATTTAGTATGTTAAAGCGGAAAGGATATTGTTCGGTAAATCAACATCTGAAAGGCGGCCTTCATTTTTCCTGAATTCCTCTGAAATTTTGTCCCAGTTCTCATATAAAACTTTTGCGTTTTCCCAATCTTCCAAAAGATTTTCAAAAAAAACTTTATCGTCAGTTATTTTGCCATCTAAAACTGGTTTATTTTTCATAGTTATCAGTTCCTTTCTATACCAAAACTATAGCCTTTTTTTAGGAACTTTTCAATAGCAACATCTTTATCCTTGTACTTTTCAAGTGCATCTTTCATAACAGATTTTGCTTCTTCAAAATTAAAGTTATCAAGTTTGTTGATATACCAAGTTTTTCCTTGATTTGTAACAATCATCATTGTTTTTATAGAAGGGTATATCATAAAAATATTTATATCATTCATCGAAAAATATGAAAGCCCTTGGTGATTATGCACTAATTCTAAAGATCTATTGCTAGAATTAACTAATAAATGGAATGTATCTGAATCACCTAAAAAGTCTACACTATCCTCTGTCCCTTTTACAAAATTTGTCGGCGTCTTCTCGGTGTTAGTTATTTTTCTTAGTGCTAAGACTTCATTACTATTATTGTACTTCTTTGAATAGGATAATAATTCTTGTCTTACAAGCATCGACTCATGGACTTCGTCCTCTGTATACCCTGTTGGTCTAACATTTTTTATTTTGTTTATAGCCTGGCTTGTAATATTTACTTTGTTTCCTTTTTTGTGTTGCTCTATTTGAGTATTAAAATCAATACTTTTCCATTCGTCAAACCTTAGATTGTGTTCTCCATTTGCTAATCCATCTAGCCATTTTTCATACTCCTTACGGTCTGAATGTGGTGCGAGCGCACAATGACAATTCGGATGCCTTGGAGGTGCGTTTTCTCCTATTTCCATGTCTTTAAGTTTGAATGTTTTGCCATCCATTTCTTTACACAAAGGACAAACATCTTTTAAGCTACACGCTATATATTCATACTCATCAATTCCGTTCGCTTCATAAGATTCTGCCTGTGCTTGTGTTTGAACTCGTGCAATTTCTGTTCGCAACAATCTTTCTGCATTGCATCTTGATACATCGAACTTTTTACGAATGAGCGGAATAAATTCTCTAGGATTCTTGCCTTGAATCAATGCATTGGATAAAACACTGGATAAACTGTTTTTTAGCTGGTCTTGATTGACCCAAATTCGTTCTGAAAAGGTTGCGTTCTTAAAAGATGAATCTGCAACAGTTTTGGCCATCTTCGCATTGTCAATCACTGTATCACCTAAGATAGATGCATTACGTTTGATCTCTTCTAAATACGCACCTTCTAGCTTATCACCAGTATACGATTTCAATTCATCATGCCCTGCCACAAGTTCCAATCCGATGTTTGCTTTTAAAAGCTCCAATCGGTTGACTTTCATTGCAAGATTATAAAGTCTCATCTGTTCATTGGCTTCATCTGAAAAGTTCTTTTCCTTTACATACTTCTTAGCTTTTCTTTTATATGCCTCAATATCTATGTTTGAAACTCTTTTTTTAGCTTCTGCCATAGTGATGTTTTCTTTATTTGCATAGCGAGTAAAAAAGGATTCGATTTCCTTTTCAACCGAATCCATCATATTTGCATATATTTCTTGTATCTCATCCGCATACTGCTTTTCATCTTTTAAGCGTTTCTTTTTCCATTCAAGCTCACGATCTCGCCAATATGTATTACTGCTCATCGTTTTGTGAATCCTCATTATTTTGGAAGATTCGGTTTTCAGTTTCTACCATATCATTCTCATCTTCCTTTTTGATACGTTCCATTTCGGCATTTGTATCCTCAACTGCCGAGATAAACGACAACTGGGTTTCATGAGACACGATTCCTGATAATTGTGCAGCAGTCTGTGCTTCTTCTAATAAGTTTGCAGGATAATTTTGTGTAAACTTGTATTCAACCTCAAGCCAGTCATTCTCAGAACGATGTGTGATTGCGTTACTAAATAAGACTCGATATCTACGATTCATTCCAGACGTGAACTTTCGCTCTTTCGCTTTTGCCAGGTTTGACATAGAAAGAAGCTTATATCTCAATGCAATTCCTGATGACGTTCCAAAGTTCTCATCATTGATATTGGCCACCATTGAGTTTTGGAAGATTAAACGTTCTAATCTGTTGATCAGATTTTCCTGTGTTGCATCTGCATTTGGCTTTGACATGAAATCAACTACAATTCCATCTCCACTTCCATCCATTGACTCAAAGTTAATTGTTCGATTATCACGAATGTGTACCAAATCTGACTCTTCCAACTTAGGACCTAAGATTTTTAAATAGGCATCTGCGAAATAATCAACATCATTTGCTTTTTCTGACATTGCTTTGTTATAGGCATTGATCAAACTGTATGTTGATTCAAAAATAGACATACGTTCTTCGTTTTCAATAAATTCAGTGGCCGGAATATCGTTGAATCCATGCTCTACGCCATTAAATATATGAATACCGCCTTTATCGTTGAACTCATACTTATATGTTTTGTCATAGATATACCCACGCATAACCTCGTCTACAATCTGATATGTTACGAAATATCTAGGTTTCTGAACTGTTGATTCATCATAAATCATGAAGCCTTCTCTTGGATCTAAATAGGTAATCCCTAGATTTCCGTAATCATCATTGAAATATAATTCATATCCTTTTCCAAAAACACTACAAATCTTAGATAGTTCTGCATTGTTGTCGTCCTGATCATTGTATTTATCTAGCAAGTTGATATAATCATCAATTTCTTTTTTCTTAGATGACACTTTGATCGGAACGCCAATAAAAAAACCGTTGAATGTATCAACAATGTATTTCGCAAAGTTGACCACCACACGGTTATCGGGTTTATAGGCTTCTTTGTTGGCTTGATGCAAGATTGGATAATCTCCAATATAGGCATCATATAGCTTTTTATATCTGTCTGTGATTAATGATTTATGCTTTGTTATCAATCCATTCAACACTTCGATGTTAAGGATGTCTTTGTCGTCAGATAATTTAAATATCGTATCCGGTTTAATAATGTATGCGTTCATTAAATGCCTCCTTTAAATGTCCTTACTTTGACTCGGCCAAATGCATATTTTTCAACTGCATAACGCATCGAGTCCATTAAGTGGTTGAAATCATCAATTGGGCGGTTAATTTTGTTACCCAATCTATCTTCATCCCATGTGTAGTTTCCTATTTCAGTTATGAAATTAACACATCTAGGATGAATGATAATTTCGAAATCTTGAATATACTGAATTCCATGTGTGATGGAATCCTTTCCTTTTTGTGACTTTTCAACACGAAGACCATACCCCCTAAGTTCATCAATCGACTTAGGTTCTGCACAGTCTGCCGTGAAAGACTTCTTTTGATAATGTGAGCTTTCGATCTCTTCATAAAGTCTTTTATTAGAAAGTCCTTTTTTATAGATTTCATCCCAAACATAGAGTTTCTTATGTTCTGTATCAATGAAACCTATAAAAACTGCAGCAGGATCATTTGTATAACCGAAGTCAATACCATTTACAGATTCACAGTCAATAACCTGATCTAGTGTAAATTCTTCTTCTTTCCAATTCTCATAAACCAATCCATCAACAATACCCCAGTTACCAAGACCTGCCACCTGATATCGTCTAGGATTATTCTTCTTCATATTTTCAAACAACCTTAAATCGGCATCATCCAGCCATTCATTACACTTATAATTGGTTGTGATAGCCAATATATCAGGGTCATTCTCTACATCAAAGAAACGTTTTTTAAGCCAATGGTGTTCATTCCAAGGGTTGAATGTAATCATCCACTGTTTCCAAAGATGAGGTGGCAACTCACCACGAATTGACTCATCTAATGTATCAAAATCTTTTTCACTTGTTATCTCATAGGACTCTTCAAGCCATGCCCAACACAAATACCCATACTCAACCGTGATAGATGTTACTTTTAATGGATCATCAAGACCTCTAAACAGAATCTTCTGCCCAGTTCGAAGATAAGTTGCTTCCAAAGGTGAATACTTGAATTCCCATAAGTTCTCAACTTCCAACCTTTTAGTTGCCCACTTTAAATCTGTAAAACACGAATCCTTAAGTGTTCTATACGTCTTACGAACAACTAATGTATTCGACTGATCGTATTTCATCATGTTGTATATGATGCGCAATGCAGTTGTTTTCGACTTCTTAGAAGCACGTGAACCTTTGCATACATCATAACGTCCTCTAAAACTCCAGTAGGACTTATATCCTTTTCCGACTATTTCAGGTAACCTGATAGTCTTAGTCTTCAAGTTCATCTTCTCCTTCGAACTTAGGAACTACGATTTCTGCTTGAACCTTATCAGTGAATAGTGCATATCTTTTTCCAAGCAATTCCGCAGCTTTATTTGCATCAGAAAGCTTTGCAGGAATCTCAACAATTTGAGGAACTTCTTCTTTGACTGTTTTCTTTCTCGGCTTTCCATCTCCTGTATCGACATACTCTGAGCGTTCTTTTGTCACTGTAACAACAACAGATTCTTTCATTTCTCGTCGCATTACTTTTGTGAGGTATTCCATGACTTCTTGAACATCTGCCACATTGTTACTGTGCGCTTTCTCAAGACACTCATCCACATATTCTCTAATATGTGGTAAAGCTAATAACCTGGATGCATGCTTTGACGCATTATCTCGGCTCTTGCAATTTTTATAAACTTCCAAATAAGCATCCACTGCATTCATCGTTATCAAATAGTTCTCACAAAAAAGCTTTTGCTTTTCAGTCAACTTAGCCATAGAATTCCTCCTTTCATTATTTTGAAATTAAATATCTGACTTAATGCCCTTTCCATCCTTTTCTTGGTGAGCCAGCTCCTCTTGCCCACAATTGATCTACTTCTTTTGCTATTTGTCTTTTTCGACGACGTTGTTCTGAATCTTTATTAGCTAAATCTCGGCTTGTAAGCTTTTGTACTTTATAACCCATAGATTTTGCCCTAGAAGCTATATCGGATAAGGTTCTAGGAATTTCCCTACTTCCACTATCAGCAAATGATGCCCCAGAAAAAGAAAATACTTTCTTCCCTTTTTGCCTATACTCAAATACAGTTCCATCTCCTGTGGTAACAGTTAAACCAACTGTCCCCCCCCGATTTACATATTGTCCTCTTCCACCCATAAGTAAATTTCCTCCTTATTCATGTATAAAAAAAGCACCTTGAATTAACAAGATGCTTAGATAGCGTTTAAAATTTAAACTGATATTTTTTAACAAATCGAAAAGGCGCTCCGATTCGAACGGAGGTTTCCTCAGTGCATATCGTTTTGTGATATGCATACATCAAAGTGTAATCACCCCTATACGACTACCTTTTCTTATTTTTATTTAACCATAACCGTTTTACACGGTCAACCATTTTCCTTTCCTCTGCAGTCAAGTTTGTAGCACCTTTTTTCCCGTCATGTTCAGAATGATAATAGCCATGATGAGTATGTGGCTTCATATTTTGATGATCATGTGTTAAATCAATCTGTTTTGTACGTTTATTCGAATTGTCATAATAAGAAATTGATGAAATTTCATCTTTATCATTTACTGTGGCATATACTCGCCCTCTGGTCATCGTTTCCATCGGAGCTTTTGCATTACTAGCATTTACTTGCTTCACAAATTTAATATTTCCACTCTGATAAACTGTATTGTATTCGCTCCCATAAGGCTTTCCACTGTCACTGACACCACTGCTCGCTCCTCTACCGCCCATGTTTTCTTGCCCTCTCTATAACTTTATTTTTATAATAAATAACTTTTGTGCCTTTGAAATCATGCTCAATAGATTGGCCATAAATTAGAATTGCAGTGGGTTTAAGTTTATCAATCATGTAATCTACACCATCTTCCCAAATGGATCTAGCAAATTCATCCTTGATACATCCAATAGTTGAGATTGCTACAACTCCTCCTGGTTCTATACCATCAAAACAGAATGTGTATGTTTCTCTTTCTGCCCAGGAAACAGTTGGAATTACACATATCCCTAAATTTTGAAGATATTGCCCAATTAATCTACTTCTATAGATATTCCATACTTTCATAGCTCTAGGCATATCCATATAAAGAGAAAAGTCTGGTGTAAGAACACAGTCATACTGTTTTAAAACATTCACATATCGTTCGGGAGTGTTCCAAATGCGCTCAAACTGATAATCATCAATAAACATATGAATTCCAGATTGATAATTATTTGAAGAAATTGCTTCATTGAATCCAATTAACTCATTAGGAATATGAAGTGCCTTTTTAATAACAGGCATTTCAAATGGGCCATCTGTTTCAAATGGATCATATAAATCTAGATTGTATTTTTTGATTGTCAGTTCTCTTCCTGGCATGGAACACCTCCTTTCTTGCATAAAAAAAGCCAAGACCTCTGTCTTGACATAATTTCTTATGATATTAGTTTACCACGGAATTCTTGTCCACTAGGGGACAAAATGCGTTATTCGTAACTTTTTACCTCAATAACTGTATAACTGATTGGATCTCCATTCTTTAATCTTACTCGCATTTTCGCATTCAATTTTGATACTAGTGGAAAGCTAATCTCTTTTTCCTTTACTTTTTTCAAAAAATCCTCATCCTCAATATCTGCATTGATTGTTTTTCCAAGGAATTTAAACTGCCATTTACTGTTTCCTAATAAATCAGGCTTCCGAACAGTTAGTACTCCTGTAGCTTCTTGTTCGGTGATATCACCATTTAGTGATTCAACATCAATAGGATTCATTGTTTTAATTAAATCTTCTTTATCCATTTCAACAGTCTTCACAGTTTTATCATCAGTAACTGCAATAGAAAAGCCTGTCCGCTCACCATCTTCTGAAATAGTTCTTGATAATTCTGATAAGCACTTTTCTATTGAGGAATCTCTTGTGTAAAGATTATATGTTCTGTTATCAATATAGGTTACATTACCAACACAAGACTTGACTATAGTATTATTCCCTTCATGGATTACTTCTGCAGGCATTTGTCCACCAAGATTTTTCTTCAGCTCAACAATACTATTAAACGATTCTAGGATAGGTGGCATCAATGGAAATAATACAGTAGCCATTTCAACAATCTGCTCTATCGTTATCATAAAGCTACCCTTTTCGATATTCTTTACTTTAAATTTGCAAAAATCATTTTCGTTTAATGACGAATCAGCAATTTTACCTAAAACCGCAACAACACAGTCTAGCGACTTAGATAATGTTTCTATATCAATGTCATTTTCGCCTTTAAACCTTAATGTAAGTGTTTCTTTTTTCATGACATACCCTCTTTTAATCAACATTATTGTCCCACCTCTTCTTTTAAACACTAATACCTATATGAACATTATCAACGTCAATTAAACTAATTTTCCAATTTCTCTGCGGATATGTTTGTACATTCCGTTCTTTGTATAACCATATTTTTCTGCTACATCCCATGCATTCAGATTCCAGAAGTATAGATCAAACAAAATATTCTGATCACGCAAAGATAGAAGTTCTATCGCTTTACATTCATTCAAGCGTCTACGATAATAGTTGATTTCTGCCACCTTTTGAGATTCTTCCTCCATCATTCCTAAAGGACTTGTATAACAGCCATGAAAGGTCGGCATAGGAGCATTTGATTTCTCCTGCTCCTTTGTCAACCTAATTGGATTATGACTAAGCCCTAGCATTTTATGATTCAGGACTTCAAGTTCCTCGTTTAGCTCAATGATTCGATGGCAGCAATAATTTGCTGACTTCAAATCATTCAACATTTGATTTACTTTTAATTTGTTCATTTTGTCCACCTACTTCTTCTTTGCGACAGCTGACCCTCTGTGCCAAGATTCCTCACCACCGCGATATCTTCTCTCGTTCGCTTTTTCTTGGTGTTTCTTATACTCTTTTAGCCCAAAATTCTCACGTTCTAATTTGACGATGTAATTCGTAATTTGTTCTAAGCATGATTCCATAGAAATAAATCTGGTACTAAACCCTATCAGATCCCATATCTTTCTATCTAAACGAGCACATGCTTCTCTTACAAATTCATCATGAATGTCATTTATGTTTTCGACTAAAAAAACTTTCATCATTCCACATCCTTCAAATACTCTAATTCTTTCAACATAGATACGAAGCATGGTTGTACAATTTCCAAAGCCATTTTATATTTGTTTTCTTCATTATTCATCTTCGTCATCTCCTTTTAATAACTGTCCACAAAAAAGACAACGAGGGTAATATTTGTTTCCATGATATGTTGGAATAGGCACAACTCCATGCTTACACGTTGGACAAGATAGCATCGAATCGCCACATGGGCCAAACTCAATATCAATTGGTTTCTTAGGCGTTTCTTTATCCGCAAGATTCCCCAACAATTGAAAATATACCTTGGCACGAGTAGTCTCTTCTATGTCTGCTGCTTCGCACGCAATTTGATGTTCTTTTTCAAGAACTTGCAACAATTCTTGATATTTATTCATTCTCTTTCTCTCCTATTTTTTGCATTCCAGTATGCCAGCAATAATAGTAATAATGATAAGTACAATTTCAATGATTCCTGGAAGTAATACCAACCACCAAGACCATGTGATTACATTAATTAATTTCAAAACAATAAAAACAATTGTAAGTATTCCTAAAATTCCCATTTTTATTTCTCTTTTTCATCTAAATGCTTTTCTATATGATCTTCTAAATCTTTTTTTGTCATGCTTTAACTTCCTCATCTGCAGGCATATAGAATGTTAATCCGCACTGATTCTCAATAAGTTCTTCAATTCTATCTAGAACCTTCAACGCTTTTTCTTCAGTTAAATAAACGCCTAGCGTGACACTTTCTTTTTCTAAAGAATTGCATATGAAATACATTCTTTTATCTACAGAGGGGATAATTACTACTTGATTTACATTTAACAGCGCTTTTCTACTTTGGCTCCTAATCCACATAACTTACTCCTTTATATTTTTTCTTAATTCTTTCACAAATCTTTTTAGCTCAAAATAAAGCAAAATTGGAAGTATAATCGGATAAAGGATTGTTACTAACCAAAAATAATCATATGCTAGATAACTGATATCATTTACGATATATGAAATTATCATCCCAGCCACAATATAAACTCCAAAAAGCATTACAATCTCGACTATAAGCTCAATATCCATTAGTATCCCTCTTTCAATCTTTCCATGTTAATCGCATTCTTTCTCATATAAGCTGCATAGATTTCTTCCAGGCAAAATTCTAAATGCTCACTTAGTGCCAATAGATACATCAATCGACTATCTGCAAGATCAATAATGCGTGTCAATGCAGTTGCTATTCCAAGGCCGATATCCATTTGTACCATAGGCATATAGTCACGAGGACTTTCTAAATCGTACCCGAGATCATCCAACAAATAGGTTCTTTTTCCATAAAACAATTCGTAGATCAAGACAAAGTGGAAAACATCTGCCAACTCTTCCAGGACTTTGCTTCTATCTACTTGTTCCTGGCTTTTCTTCCACCAGCACCAGTCACCTTTGAGTTCATGAGTGAATTCACCAATCTCATCGAGTGTGGCCATGTCGATTTGTTCCTTTGAAATTGTAGTCAAACCAAACTCTTTCATGATGGCCGAATTCAGCTCATCTTGTTTCTTTAGCATTGTCTCAATCATGCGTAGTTCTGAGTCTTTCATTACTTTTCCTCCTTGTTGTCTTTTCTCCTTTAAAACTTCGCCATTCTTCGTCAGAACGGAAGGTCGTCTGATGCAATCTCAAGAGCATCAACTTCGGCTTGTTGAGTCAAGCTTTGTGCATACTGCACATTTGATTGATTGTGGTTCCTTGTCTGAGCTCCATACGATTGATTCTGAGCGTAATTTTGAGTGCCATAGGTATTTGTAACTCCTAGAGTGTTTTGCTCGTTAAAATCATTTCTAGGTGTCAAAAACTGTACATTCTCTGCGATGACTTCTGTTACATAGACTTTCTGTCCTTGTTGGTTGTCGTATGAGCGTGTATTGATTCGGCCTTCAACTCCTAGCTGATTGCCTTTCTTCTGGTACAGTTGGATGTTGTCGGCCAGCTTATTCCATGCAACGCACTGAATGAAATCAGCATCTTGCGTTCCGTCCTGGTTCTGCCTTCGATTGACTGCCAAGGTAAACGAACATACACTTGTTCCGCTTTGTGTCTTTCTGAGTTCTGGATCACGTGTCAATCGGCCAATCAGAACGACTCTGTTGATATCCTGCATAGGCTCACGCTTTCAATCCGCAATCATTCGCGATTGCCTGCATAGATTCAGCCATCATCTGACGCATCTTTTTCGTGTCTGCAGTAACCAAGTCGACCAGGTCGTTGAATTCCGCCATGTTGATCGTGCTCTTGAAAGCTTGATACTTCTCAACAAGTGTCGGCTCAACTTCTGGTTCTTCTTCCTGGATGGATTCAACCACCGGAGTTTCTTCTGGTTTTGGTTCAGGTGCTGCATTGACTACGACCTCCGTTTTTTCTTCGACTTGCTTTTTGGCAACAGGTCTTCCACGTCGCTTTGCCACTTTCTCGACGATATCCGATTCACGAATATTCATGCCGTTGATTCGGTATGGTGCTACGTTGTCTGTATCGTCAACGTATGCGATAAGTCCTTCTCTGTCCACTCCTGCACAGTGATAAACGACTTTATCACCAGGAGCGTATTTGAGTTCTTGTTTTTCGGTTTGTTTTTTAGTTTTCATTTTCACAGTTCTCCATTTTTGATTTTTTCCTGCAGCTGCGCTAATTCGCTTTGCAGTTGCTCTTCTGACATTTGGACTGGTTTGGCATAGAATTTCTCATCCAACTGGATCGCTTTGATTCCTGGATTGTCTTCTTCGCGTTCCGCTTTGCTCCATTTCTTCAAAAGTCCTTTCCAGTCCCTGATAGGGTCATTGCCTGTCTTCCATCCGGTGGATTCGTAGTGTTTCCAAAACTTTTTGGCATCTACGTTCAAGTTGTGTTCCTGGATGTAGTCCACGATTTCTGAAATGGACGGTTTAACAAAACAGTCAGTCCAGTCAGTCTGCACATTTTCGTTTGTTGCACTTTTTGACGCAGCCACACTATCTAACTTCTGACTACTGACTGACTTATTTCTAGACTCTAGACTCTTATCTCTAGACTCTAATCTCTTATCGGACAATGTCCTTTTTTTGTCCGGGACAATGCCCTCTACTTTGTCCTTCGATTTTTTCTCTGTTTTTGAGCTCGTTTTTCGAGCATTTTTTGAGCCTTTTTTTGAGCTTTTTTCAGACGGATTTTTCTTCTTATTTTCACGATACAATCTCTTTTTTTGTGCCCATCCGGTTTCTGATCCAATCATCGATTCATAATTTGCAATCTTCATCACATTGTTCTCAGATACAATCAGTCTTAAATTCTGGAATAATTCAAGGGCCGCTCTGACTGTGTCTGTGGAAAAAAACTTTGTGTCACGTGCAATTTTATCGACAGTGTATGGAACTAATATATTGCCAATTTTTGTAGCTAAAACACCATTTGTATTTGATGTCATGGTGCACAATTTTATGTATAGGGTTACGTATTTACATCCGTCTTCCTGGGATAAAAGAAAATCGATTGCGTCACTTTCGAAAAAATCAGTCTTCAACTTGATCCAATAATAAACTTTGCTATTATCCTTGATTTCCGACATATGCAATCCTTTCTATTCTTCTTCTGGTTCTATTTCATTTATAACTACCATTACGCATGGTTTCTGCGCATATCTCTTGAAGACATGCAGGTCTGATACTTGCTTATCATCTTCGAAAGCCACTTTATTTAAAGAGTCCAGTACAACTTTTGCAATGTTGTCGGAATCTGGCTTCTTTTGTGGTTGGATTTCATTTGCGAGCATCTTATTTAGTTTCACTTTTGATACATTCTTAGGTGGCGAGAAATACGCGAAAATCTTCACTTCCAGGGCCCCTTCCAGCATGCTTGGAGTGCCACACTGTTCCATGAAGTTTAATCGTACTAGATTCTCATATTCAACTGTTTTAGGTGGTGTATGCACACTTACATACTTACCACGATTAGAGAATCGAGGTCTTCCTTTGGACCCCGGTTCTCCTGGTACTACAAACTGATAACGCATTATTCTTTGATTTCTCCGGTCACTGGATCTTCACCAGGTTGTTCCTGATATTCTGCATCGAAGAATTCATTTGGAACATCTGCCATATCTTCTTCAATCGTTGTCTTGATTGATTCATCTGTATTCATTTGCTTAACGAATTCAGTTTTCAAAGGAGCATATTTTAACAATTTCTTTAAAACTGTTTTCTTGGCCATTTCATCAAAGTTTGTTTTCCATGGACCACTGCTATATGACTTAGAATATTTTTTCGCATGATCAAGAACATCTTCATACGACATGACCTGGAATCCTTGGCCACCATTCACTAATTTGAACGTTGCATAATAATAGATCGGCTTGCCTCGATTTGTTCTTGCAGGTTTATGTTTAAGTACTGGATCCATTCCAAGCTCATACTCAAACTCATCATTTTCATAAACGACTTGAGCATCAATCATTTTGACTTCGCCTGAACGATATGCCAGGTCAATCAATCCCTTATAACCAATCTGGAACTGACAAGCTCCACCATATGGAATCAAATAGGCTTGTCCTAACGGAGTGTTTGGCTCCAATCCTAATTGTGCTGCATTCATCATTGCAGCCAAGAATGACTGTGGAGTACATGATGCTAGCTTGGCATTATTAGATACTGCTGATAATGCGATTCGCGTGAATCGTTCTGGAGTCATTACACTAGGCAATGCCTTCGCGATTTCTCCTGACATCACAGAAATGTAATCTTTAATTGTTTGTGGCTGTTTTTTTGCCACTTTATTCGACTGCGTCTTTGCAATCATTCCTTGTTGATTTGTTGTTGTCATATGTATTTATCCTCCTACTGTTCTTTGACTAAAAGTCTTCTCATTTTTCTTTGCGTTAAGTATTGATCATAAAGTTCAGGCTCATCTTTTCTGAACTCTTTAGTATCGAATGTATTTGATACCGATGTTTTCCATGTCACTTTGAACTTGTCAGATGTTCCGATACCTGAATCACCTAAGTAGTTCTTAACTTCATTCTCGTGCTTTTTCTGAATATTCTGAAGCTCCTTGATTTTATCTTTGACCATCTTCAATGCATCCAGTTCCTGATGCAATGGAGTTAGATCCACAATGTTGTCTTCATCATTTTCTACTGGATGAAGTTCACAGATTGCTTGTGCAGTAGAATCAGAACCATCGATTGGCGGTTCAATGTCATTCTCCACACAGTTCCAGAACTCTTTCTCCTGCTCAATCAGTGCATTGACTTCATCATCGCTTCTTAAAACTTCATAGCAGTACAAGTCAACTCCTGGAATATAAATAGCTATATACCACTTAGAAAGACCTGTAACCGCCATATAATGCATACACTGTGCATAATATTGAGGCGGAATATTTCCTTTCGAATATATATCCTTGTTGTATTCAGACGTGGTCTTGATTTCTAGACCTGCATCCTCTCCAACAACCAATCTGTCCACGTTGGCCAACATGAATGGATGATCTACAGATTGAAAAGAAAATCCACTCTTTCGACATTTCTTGCCAGTTTCTTCTTCCCAACGTCTGGCCACATAAGCTTCCGCATCTCGACCAAATCGCATACGCTCATTGTCAATGTTCTTATGGATTCGGCCAGTCTTTTCACACCATAGTGCATAAGCCGATTTGTATTTGTTCATGCCTAGAACGGAACCGGCATCAGATCCACCGATTCCTTTTAGACGATTGTCCAGCCACTCTTCATGAGTAGCCGGTAACTTATGTTTGATTACTTTATTCATCTTCATTTGATTCATCCTCTTTTTCTTCTTCTGGTTCACCTGGATCATCAATGTAACGATTGTCGTTCCATTCTCTCCAGTCATCGATATCCTTAAAGAATGGCATTGCTAGTTCTCCTTTAATGGTGGATGCTCCGCTAGAAATCTGTCCATTTCATCATCGTAGCATTCTCTACATACTGCATATCCAAATCCGTATGCAGTATGTACTTCTCTCGATGTGTACATCTCACCATATTTGTGTAATCTGCCACATTGTGCGCATGGCACCATCTTTTCTATGTCTTCTTCATACGTTCTGCATTCATCAGGAAGAAGAATGTCTTCGTATTCATGAAGTTCTACGTTGTATTTTCTAGCTCTAATGGACATAGCACTTACCTCTTCTCTTTCCACTGTTGATTTTGCAATAACTTCTGAGTTTTTGATTCGTCCTAGCATTGAACGCTTCTACTGCACTTTCGAAGCAATCAGCTATCTGATCTGCTTCTAGATCGAATATAGATCCAATTGCATATATACTAGGATTTGCATGTGCTTCAATATCCAGCATAGGCGAAATGCTAACTTCGTACGCACTGTCTAAAGATTCCAAGTATTCTTTAAGTTCAGATTTGATTTTCGCAAGATCATCAGGATTGTTAGATTTTGCGATATCTTCCTTTAATTTATCGAATCTTTCCTTGATTTCATCGATTTGAGCATTTCTTTCAAGTATTTCCTCTAAGCTTGCTTTTATTGGTTCGCGGTGTCCCTTTTTTTCCATATTGATGTCTCCCCCCCTAATGAATCTGATGATCAACTTTATTCATGTTGATTTGTCTTTCAAGCTCTTTTGAAAAAGCCTGCGTACACGCTTTGAAGCATTCAGTGATTAGATCAGGCTTCATATTTGTGGTAATTCCAAAGATTAAAGCACCGGCTTTGGATTCACCAGTTACAACCGGACTATCAAATCCAGGAATCACTCTCAATTCAAATGCTGCTCCGCAATTCTTAATGAGATTCTGGAATTCTTCTATAATTGCATCGCCTTCTTCTTTTGATACATCACCTTGTAGCTTTTCATAAAGCTCATTAAGCTTGTCATTCATTCTTTCATATTTTTTCGACTCATCATCGAATTCATTCCCACTTTTTTTCAATACAAATTGTTTCATTTTTGATTTTCTCCTTTTTATCTGTTACTCAAACCCTGCAACCTGGATATCACAATCTGCTAATTATTTATGCCCAAATTCAAACGTGTTTTTTGCTTTATCTTAGAAAGTTTTACGAGTTACAATTATGGATTTTTTTCTGACGTGCTTGCATTATTTATGACAATTTTTTAAGAAGGTATTGAGATATCGGTCTATTATGAAAAGAATGATCCTTTTTTTAGCAGACCACGTCACTTACGGCAATACCCAGGTTGCAAGATTTGAGTTATTTGTTTATAATTTAGTTGTTAAATTTTGATTGGCCACTTTCCTAATAAGTGGTCTTTTTTATATCCTTCTTGTGCTACGCAGCTTGATCAGGTTATCCAAATAAGGCTGCAAGCCAAGAACATTAATTACCTTTGCGGTTGGCCATCCGAAACAATTGGATTGAACGCCAAGCTTATTCAACTCAGTCTTAACCGTTGCGCTGCAACATCCAATAATCTCTGCCAAGTCTCCCTGCGTGATATATGCATACTTTGTAAGCTTCTGGATCTTGTCCTCAACTTCTGCATCATATTCCATACAAGAGACTGTTCTAATATTCTTCATAAGCTGAACTCCTTTCTACAGTCGAATAGACTGGATAGTCGTACATACAAACGCAGTAGCGATTATACATCCAATCACTAACACAACACTCGCAAATAACATCCAGTTTGCGAAACGCTGCTTTCTGCGCACTGCCTTCTCTCTTTTATCCAGTTCAGAGTATCTGTGCATCATTCTTGTATACTCTGTTTCATGTGAATTGTTTGCGAATGGAGCAAGCTCACACTGCTGTTCCATAATGGCATCGGCCTTCTTTACGGCCTTTGCTCTAGATGTTGATTTTGCGGTTGACATAATGTTATTTCCTTTCTTATCTCCTTTAAAAAATTCTTGCTATAATTGATTTAGAATATGAGGTGTTGTGCTATGCTAGAATTCATAACTGAAAATATTAATATCCTAAATTTAATCATCAGTACTCTTGCCTTATTAGCTGCTATCTATGCCGTCGTTTATACCCATGTGTTTAATCGTCGCCAAATAGAAGTTGATGGTTTCTATATTGATCCATCTAGAGAAGAAGCAACTGAACTGACATTTTCAATTAATAATATTTCGCCAAAATCTATCACAGTGAATAAAATCTCTTTTATGTGTGATGGTATAGAAGTTCAGTCATTTGATGATCACAAAGACGAACCAGAATATGTTTCCGGTCCTTTAGGAATAAAAATCGAGGTCCCTTCATTGGACAATGGAATACCAGATATTCTTGAATCTCCAACTGTCTTATTGCCAAATTCACATATGGAATTTACTTATTACTTACCTCATTTCAAAAACGCAAATATTAGAATAAGTTGTAGCCAAAGGATCCATCATCTATCAAAAGAACAAACATTCTCAGTTCCTAGACAAAGTGATTAAAATAATGATCTGACAAATCAAAGTGCAAAAATTCATCAACAAAGTTAAAACTTGCATTTAATTTTCCTTTCTAGCCTCCTGTACTGTTCTGTTTACATTTGCTCTTGGCATGTTTATATCCTTCACTTTCTATTTTTTCGATTGCTTCATCCAATTTGAATCTGAAATTGAACTCTTCGATATCCTGCATTCCAAGATAATAAAGAAGGTCAATATCCTCATGATTGAATACATAGCAATGTTCTTTATCCATATAACCTTCCGGCCATGGACATCCTGCATAGTCGTAGAGATTCTTTGTTTTTGGATTCGCTTGAAGTCTTCCGATAATCATCAACTTCTTAGTTCCTTCTTTAAGAACTACGACACTTCCGATAGGTAATAATTCTTGCATGTTCTACTCCTTTCTACTGCGTTTCTACTACGTTTCTACTACGTTCTACTATGTTCTACTATGTTCTACTACGTTCTGGTGCAGCACTTGAGGTGCCACTTCTTACTGATCAACATGATTTGGTTACTGTTTTGTGTGCGAACACTTTTGTCCGATTAATTTTTAGATATTAGAGCAATAATTAGTTTTGGAGGCGATTCTTCACCTCATTCTTTTATGATAAAAACAAAACAGCGTCTATTTCTTTTGATTTGCGAACAAGAGATATTTTCATGTCATTCAGATTTTGCCATGTCAGTATGATAAGGGGACCTCATATTTTAGAATCTAGATTCTGCGAATGTTTGTAGGTAGCGCTAGAGCCATGATTCTTGACGATAGCAATGAGCACTAATGGAATCTATTCCTTTCTATGCTTGAAATGACACCTCAAGTACTGCCCAGAGAATTTTTTTATTTATGTGCGTTAAGTAAGGGTTACACTAATCTTTACTTTCTTTAAAAGCTGGATTTCATTGTGAAGTTCAGCTTCTTTTTGTTCTACCAAAGCCACATTAAAGCCTCCGTCTACGAACATTTTATGAAGCTCCTGACTTAACTTTTCGATTCTTTGATAGTTGTCGATTGTAATATCAACCTGTTTGGGTTCTACTTTTAAGCTCATGTTCATTCCCCCTTTGTATGCTTTTTTAGGTCATCCAGTATTCTATTCAGCATATTTTGCCAGTCCTTATCATGTTTGTTCAGATAATGGATTCCGACTGTATTGCCTATGATCATTGACACAAAGAACGACACGATCAAACTGGTAAAAGCTGAATAAACAAATACAAGTACATAATTCATTTTCTTTTCTCCTTTGTATGCTGCAAGCATACTTTTTCTGATTTTCTATGTGTTACAATTTTCTTTTGGAAGGAGGTGTATAGCGTGAATAAAGATTTTAAAGACTTTGAGACAATTCTCAATGAGCATCAGGACACAATGACAATGCTGATTCGTAAAGAACTTTCTGACATTTCAGTGAATATTTCATTCACAAATGACTCAGAAGGCTTTGAAGAGTTTACTCGTATTCTTCTTTCTAAAGTCCCCGTGATCTCTTACCGAACGTCTCTAGAGCTTTTGAAAGCCTATCATTTGTGGCTGACTTCTGAGAACGACAAGTAGACCTAGCAAGTTCTTTTCCATCTATCGTTAAAGGCACATTTACTCGCACCATTTGTGCCTTTTCCTTCAGAATTCTTGCCCTGATGACATTTTCTTTTCTCATATAACTTTCTCCTTTGTATGCCACGAGCATACTCTTTTAATCTGTTGGAGTAGACAATTCCTTGCTTACAACAGTTACTCTATCTACATCTACAACTACAGAACACATAGGGTTAAAGTGACTTGTTAAGTACTCTTGCAAAGGCTTAGCAAGCACCTTTAATTCATCTGGATTGATTCTTGCTTTCGGAACCAATCTAACGCTTAAATGAGAACTAGTTATTTCAACACCATCACTGTTGATAATGACTAGTTTTTCTTTTGTTTTTGCATCTTCAACAATCAATTCTTTCCAATCCTCAGATAAGATCATTTTTGATTCATCTTCTGCCATATAATTTTTTCCTCCATCCTCAAGTACCGCACCAATGTAAATTGGCTTATCCCCACATCTCCTTACATGCTTTTTTGAATTCAGGAAAAACGTTGGTAAACATACTGATAGGAACCTGTTTGGCACCACAAATAACCTTAGATACATTTGAACTCTTGTATTCCTCAGATTCCTGAACCATATGAATCATTCGGTATGCCATTACTTTGTTGATTCCTAGTGACATCACGTCTTTGTATCCTAATAATGTTTTTGCCATGCGTCTTCCTCCTTTCTGTGGTAGTCGTTGGTAGTATTCTTTATTCTTAGAAGG